TTTAATATATAAAACTAAGGAGGAATCACCATGATAATTTGGTCACTATTCGATAGTGGAAATGGGTGTTATTCAAAAGTATTCAATGCGAAACCTGGAGTTAAAAACATAAGCATTGGTATAGACAAGGAGAGAGGTAATAATAGCAATCATTTAAATTTAAACCTGGCAGACATCAGTCCTTATTTTGGGGGTAACGACTTAATAGATGAGTTGGAAAAACTACCTAAGCCAGACGTTATAATAGCAAGTCCACCGTGTGAATCATGGTCAATAGCTAGTGCTATGAAAGAAGGCAATGCATGCTGGAATCACAAGAAAGGCAACTCGTTCACAATAAGAAAAAAATCAGAGTACAACAATTCAAGATACAACATGAATAAATCATTCTATAATAGAATAAATGGAGAAGTTACAGTCTATAATTTAATTAAAATCATAAAACATTTCAACCCAAAGATATATATAATAGAAAATCCATCTTATGGGAAGATATGGGAATACATTGACGAGGTTTTGGATTTCAATATCAAATACGAGAATTTAACATTCTATAATAATTACGGATATACCATAAAAAAACCAACTAAATTCAAATCAAATGTTAATTTAAATTTAAACAAAGAAAGTCACAAACCTGGTGAAGATTTTAGAAAAATGTCAACAAAAGGAGGTAAGTACAATAAAAGATCTAACATTCCAGAAAAATTAATAGAAAAAATTTATGAAGAAATAAAAAATAATATTGACAATTAGATATGTATATTGTATACTTAGTATAGAAAGTTAAGGAGGGAAACAAAATGAATATTAACATGAAAGACATTAAAAAAGGTGATTTTTTAAAATGTGTAAACAATGCTAATCGCCCTTGGTGGAAACAAAACAAAAAATATAAAGTTGAACAATATAATTATGGTGAATTATTCATCACAGATGAACAAGGAGATGTTCGCAAAGGTTTCAACTTAGACGATGTTTTAAACCATCAAGAACCGTTAAAATTTGAACTAATCAAGGGGGAAAACAACATGCAAGAATTAAAAGTTGGAGATTTAGTAGAGGTTATCGAAAACAAATCAGGAGCATACAAAAACAAATTTGAGAGATTCAAAGCAGGTGATAAAGCTGTTGTAACTGATGTTCTAGGGTCTAATATTAGAATTGGTAATAATCGTTTTGGTAACGTAATTGGTATAAAAGAGGTCAAAAAAGTAGAACAAAAACCAGAACTAACAGAATACGAAGAAGAATTAGTATTACGTTTGGCTGAAAAAATCAAGGAAAAAGACATGTTAGAAAGAAATATGAACAATTTGATGACTGAAATACAATATAGAGAAGAACTAGCAACGAAAACAGAACAAGACATCGAAGAAAAACAAAAAGAAATCAAAGAAATTAAAAAAAAACTATTGACAAAATAAACACTAATTGATATACTATAAGAGTAGTAAGGATACTACAAAAAATAATTTAAACAGTAGAGGAGAATTTTATTATGAATTCAGTAACATTATTAGGACGTATTACAAAAGACTTTGAAGGAACAAAAGCACAAAACGAAACTTTAATTGCACGCACTTCACTAGCAATCAACCGACCAAAAAAAGGCGTAGACTTTATTAATATTACAGCATTTAACAAAACAGCAGAAAACTTAGTTAAACATGTTAAAAAAGGTGAACGTGTTCTAATCCAAGGACATATTCAAACTGGAACTTATCAAAACAAAGAAGGTAAAACAATCCACACAACAGAAGTAATCGTAGACCGCTTCGAATTTATCGAACCAGCTAAAAAACAAGAAAAAACATCAGACGTACCATTCTAAGAACTCGGGAGCTTTGCTCCCTTTTCTTTTAAATATTAAATGATATATATATCAGGAGGTTGAAATAATGTCAATATTAGAAAGAATAACAATGATAACAATTTATAGTGCCTATTCAATATTAACAATGACAATGTTTACAATGTTATATAATAAAACACCCAAAATAGTTTTTTACTCAATTACATTTGTAGCACTTATTTTATTTATGATTAACAGTGATAAGGAGGAAACAAAATGAAGTCAAAAAACAAACTAAAATACAAATTCACCTTTAATAAACAATTATATGGTGACATCGCAGACGAGGCACAAGCGAAACTAGACAGATTACATTTCGTAACACAACAACGAGGTGACAGATTCCCTAAAATGGGAGCTATCTCATTAAATGAAGCAATGAACCTAGTAGAGGGAACGTGGTCTAGGGCTTTAGACACACTAATCAATTATTTCTCAATGAGCCTTTCAGAAGTAAACCAACATAAGCTAGCAAGTACCAAGCGATACATTGGTGATAAAATCGCCCAGAATGCTACATCAATTCCAAATCTCATGCTCGTAGTTGTTGAATACGCACAAAAATTTGAAAGTCAAACAAAGAAAGATAAAAACCGTCGCTTTTCAATCATAGCATACCAGGAGGGTTACAATGGTTAAAAATCCTTTTAAAAAAACACCAGAAGAAAAGTTATTACAGTTTATTGATAAATTTAGAAAGGAAAACATTCCGAAAGACTTTAACCAAGTAGCTGGTTTAGATATGTTAACAAATAAAGACATTGATTACATTGTTTCTATTTCATCACGTACCGACGGTAAAAGCTTCAACTATATAGGAGCTCTAGCAGCCATATCTATTGAATTTAATTTAAAGATGTGTTTATTGGTTCGACATTTTACTATGAGACAATCTTACATGGAGCTACTTTGGGAGATATTTGACGTTATGCCGTATTTTGATGTTAAACTACTAGACTTCGAACGAGGAGACTCTTATACAAACGTCGAATATGATGGTAAAGTAATAGCAACAATAGCTGACATTAATAAGAGTACAGACTTAAAAAACTATTCAGCTTTCCTGAAGAAGTTTCCTATTCTAGTTTATGATGAATTTATCACATTAGAAACAGATTACGTACCACAAGAAGAATTACATTTTGCCCGTATTTACACAACAATAGACCGTGAAGATGAACCGCTACCTATCATTGGTAGTCCTAAGGTGTTTTTACTAGGAAACCCTGAAAACTTCGCCAGTCCTTTAATGGGTCTTTTGGATATTTACAACGTATTAGAAACACACCCAATCAACACAGGTGCTTGTTATGATATGGTGTATCTAGAAATGTTTCGAAATGAGAATCAAAACGCCAAACGTAACAGTAGAGCTCTAAAACATTTAGATAATCCAGCTCAAACAGGTGACTTCACTTTCAACAATACACATATAGCAAACGAAGCTGTTAGAACAAGAATACGACAAGGTGGTTTCAATTATTTCTTTATTAAATTAGAAACTGGATTTCTTAAAGTAATGTTTAATCTAGTAACAAAAGAGACCTTACTAGCGTACAAGGTCAACTCTAAAGAATATGATTACTGTACAGAAGTTGCTGACATTAAACCTGAAGCTACTTACTTAAAAGAAACTTATTATAAAGAAAGTCATTATAAATATCACGAGAAGGGAAAATACTGGTATGATAATGCCTACACAAAAACATTATTAACAAGAGACCCTCAATTGATTCAATTGAAGCTTTGGCGTTGTGTTAGCGAATATAGAGCCCAACACCCTCTAACAGTTCCAGAGAGAGTTGAAAAGGAATACAAACAAGTTTACGAAGAACAAACATTAAAAGCAATATATAAAAGATTTTTCAGTTAGGAGTTTTATACATGAATGCATTATTAGAACATGCGAAATGGTTAGACGGAACAACATTCGAAGATTTTGAAAGATACGTAAAACAACGTAAAATACACCAATTTGATTGTGACATTGAGACATTTTCTTATAATATGGTTTGGCAGAAACAAGCACCCAAAAGAATGAAGTCAAGAATGTTTACTTTTTGTGCTAGCTGGCATGAAAAAGGAGTTATCTACACCGTAGCTTTTCCAGATTTCAGATATTTCTTTGATGCTTATCATTATTATGCAAAACACTGTAATAAGAAAAAAGGTGAACCAAACAACAAACGTCTTAAAATGTATTTACACAATGGTAACAAGTTCGACAACCATTTTATTGCTAAAATGATTCATGATGTTTACAATGCTGAATATTATAATATGCAAGACGAAAAAAGTGAAGTCACTCAAAAGGTGGCTTCTCATATGTCTTTAAAAGAACAAGAAAATAACTATATTTTAGAAAAACGTGTTAAAGGAATTAGCCATTTGTCTTTTGCTGGTAAAGTTAGAGATGTTATCATAGAGGTTGAAGATACAGTAATGAAAACAGGTTGTTCTTTAGCTGTTTGTGGTACTATGTTAGAAGCTGGTGGTTTTTTAACGAAAGACCAACTAAAAACAACGTTTGATTATGAAAAATATCATTATCAAGAAAACATGTCAGATGAAAAAGCTCAAAAAGTAGCAATGGAGCTTTACTATCAACTTTCAGAAGAAGAATGGACTTATATCCAAAACGATACAATTATTCTTTCAAGTTTAAGAATGAATTTCTCTAGCGTTTTTATGGGGTTCGATTTCAAAAAAGCAACAAAAACGCAAAACATTATTAACGCTTACACTGTCAATAATTTAGCTAGATACCAAATATTAGGAAAAGTTGTTACTAAAGAAGGGATAAAAACAAAAACTCATTCAATTAACTACAGTGATTACTCTGTTAAAGGTGAAAACTTTGCAACAATCATTCAAAAGTTCTATAAGGGAGGTTTAAACTTTTACAATCAAGATTATTTAGCTAAACTAATCACAGACAAAATGATAAGTTTTGATATTAATAGCTCTTATCCGTCTATTATGTATGAATTTGCATTACCTCATATTTTAATTGATTACTGTGAAGAGAAAGAAACAGTGAATATAAATACTCAAATAGATAAGCAGTTTATGTTATATCGAGTGAAGAAAACCACTTTTAACAGAATTATGGCTCGATTAGATACTAGAGTTGGTAGACAAATGTTAGTAAAGTATTTCAGAACTGTAGAAGATGAAGACGTTTATTTGACAAGTTGGACGTTTAAAATGTTGAAAGAGAATTTTAATTTGAATATTGAACGGTTAACAGTTGAACAATGGTATAAGTTTAGTGTAAAACCTTTCGGAGGTATTGAAAAATTAATTGAATTTTATTACACAAAAACGCAAGGTAAATCAAAAACATTGGTTGAATTTAAAGACAACAACCCAACGAATATTATTTTCACTGATAAACCAAGTAAACGTGTTTTTACTAAACCTGAGATAGATATTTCAAAAGTTAATCTAAATGGTATTTACGGAGCTCCAGCTCTTAGACCAACATATTCTATTGGGTATCGTGACGAAGATAATCAACTACACTTAGAAAGAAACGCTTTTCATAACACTGAAAGAAACGCCTTAACTTCTGTTTTTACAACAGGAGGGGCTTTGTGGCGATTAACACAACCATTTAAATATTTAACAGGTAAAGAGATTGATAAATGGTTTGTTTATTGCGATACAGACAGTCTTTACATGATTAAGGAATGTTTTGATAAACTTCCAAAAGAAATGTTTCATCCAGCTAATTTAGGTAGTTGGGATGTTGAACACGAAACAATTGAAAAGTTCTACGTGTTAAATCACAAGAAGTACGCTTATTATGCAGAAAATGAAATACAATTCCGTTGTGGTGGGGTCCCGTTAGATAGTTTTAATAATAACATGAGCTTCGAAAAATTTATAGAAACACAATTCTCAAAAGGTGCTAAAGTAGCAAATAAAAGAGGAATCTATACCCACGAGGGAACTGTTGTTATTTATGATTCAGTTACTGAATTAGACGAAGGAAACACCTATCCTGAATTTTATCTACCAGAAGATGAAAAAGAATTTAGTAAAATGATTGATTTAGCTAGAGAAGAGTTGAAAGATGAAGATGATAGCGACATTCTTTATTTAGAAAGTGACTTAGGAACCTTGGCTATAAAAGACTTATGGCAATATGAATATGAAGAAACAAGTAAAGATATTTGGGATTTAGTTGTAGATTCAAGAGAAATTAATCAAATTCTAATCGAAAATTAATTGACAATCAGATATATATATCTTATACTTAGTTCATAAGGTTAAGGAGGGTTAATTATGTTATTATCATTTTTAAGAGAAGAAGAAGAAGGTCACTATTTTATTGATTTAAATTACAATGTTTATCTTTATAAACCAAGAGATACAAGAGTAAGCTTTGTAAAATTTGTAAGTATTGAAAGAAGTACATTAGAAATGTATGGAGAAGTAACGGAGGTTGAAGCTTAATGCTAAGAGAAAAAGATTGTCATTTAAAAACAAGAATTTATAAGGTAGATTATTTAAAAGTTTTTAATCATTTAGTACATGAAGAAGAAGTGTATTACGAAGCTGAATCACAAGCACACGCAATTCAAAAATGGGTAAATGAACATGGTGATATTATTACTAATGCATTCGTTAGATGTACGGAGGTACCAATTCAATGGAATTAAACTATTATGAGATTCAGGTATATAACGAAAGAACAAACGATTTTGATATTTTCATTGTAATGGCTTCTGACATGACTGGGGCTAGAATTGAGTTTTATAAATGTTTTAGAGAAACCACACATGACTTATACAACATGATTACTAAGAAATTGGAGGAAATTTAAATGGAATTAACAAGAGAAGAATTTTTAAATGAATATTGGAGAGCTGTTAAGAAGTTATGTTTAATGTTTGGGTATGAATTTAATAAAGTGGTTGGTAATAACGCCTATTTGTGTCAAAAAGGTGTTTATAACCCAACAGTTATAAAAGAAAGAAACATGGCTAAAAACATGAACATGTCATATGATATGTTTTTAACTGAGTTAAGTTATCATTTACCGGAGGGTTTACAATGAACATTATTGAATGGAGAATTATACCAGATTTCCCTAACTATGCAGTAAACATTAAAGGTGAGATATTAAATATTAAAACCCATCGAAAATTAAAAGAACGTAGTCACAACCAAGGATATAAAAAAGTAATGTTGTCAAACAATGGAAAAACAAAACAATTCTATATTCATCGCTTGGTTGCTCAAGCATTTATCCCTAATCCAGCAAATTTAGAATATGTGAATCATATTGACGAAAATAAAGACAACAACCACGTATCTAACCTTGAATGGATTTCAGCTAGAAACAACGTTATTTACTCCATATCTAACGTTTACGAGGCTTTAAGACCTGATGGATATAAAGTATCATTCTTAGGACACGGAGAGCTTAAAACAGCGGGATTTAATCCAAAACTAGTTGAATGTGTGGCAAACAATGAAAAATTAGAATATCGTGGATATCAATGGCGTAAAATTGGTACTAAAGCAGAAATAAGAAAGGGTGTAAAATAATGAATTGGAGTAGATTATTCGATATTGTACTATGTATTTTAACATTTTTACTAGTAATCGGTGTTAACATTATCACAGGTATTGGAGTTTATTCTGATATTACTTCTAATAATATTAATAACGCAACAATTATTGTTCCCATAGTTATTTTATTTTTAGATTTTTTATTTTTTTGGTTAGTAGGTGATTTATAATGCCTAGCTACAAAACTTATACAACTGAACAGTATCAGGCATTTCTAAGTCAACCATTTGGTTATGACTTCGGGATTAGTGATGAAACAATCGCCCAGTGGTTTATGATTCAGCCTGGAGCTAGACCTGTTATCAATTCATATGGCGTAACAAAAGCAAATTTACTTTCTGATTATATCCCAAAATTGAAACAAGAGTTTGGTGGTTCGTTAGTATTTCTAATGACTACCGTTTCCGAAGGTGGTGGAGCTGGTAACTGGGTAAACCATTACATGAGTGATACAAGTAATACTGGTATGGGGTGTATGATAGATGATATTGCTTATATAAAAACAACATTTGACCGACATTTTCCTCCCGCTATAAGTGCCCCAGAAGTTGGTGGAGCCTACACAGAAGATGAGGAGGGTTTGACTATGAAAGTGTATAACGCTGTTCCTGATGGTTCTATAGGTTCTTATTTCATACCGTCTACAATGGCTGGTAATGCGTGGATTTTTGGATCACAATGGTGTTTAGCTAACCAAGGAGCCGCACCTCCCGCTGTATATTTTGGAAATCCGTACGATCAACTAATTGATATTATTAAATCTTTTGGAGCTGATCCATTTAAAGAGGGTAGTACTGCAAAACCTAACCCAGATACACCGAAAGGAGACCCTAACGAGTCAGGAAATAAACCAAAACCAAAACCAGACATTCAGAAAGCTATTGATAAAATACTAGATGAAATAAATAAAGCTTTAGATAATCAAACAATACAAGGAAGCCCATTACTAAGTTATAATGACGACGTGACAATAGAAAGAACTTTTAACAATAGTTACAAGATTAGTTACACATCTTCATTTAAGAAGAAGTTATCTGATATGTTGAATGCTAGCGACTTGGGTTTAGTAACTGATGATGGAGCACAAAATAATCCTCCTAAAGAAGACCCTAAACCACCAAGTATTGAAGCTGGTAAAGAGTCAAAAACAATGAAAAAAATATATGATTGGTGTAATCAAAACCAAGGTCAAGCATTTGATACCGATGGATATTATGGAGCACAATGTGTTGATTTAATTAGTTGGTTAAATACAAAAGTGTTCGGTTTAGGTTTAGACACCTCTGGAGATTACGCAAAAAACATTTGGAACAACCCTGTACCTTCTGGATGGTATAAAGTAAACGGGAACCCTAATGATGATAATGCTTCTCGTGACATTTGGAACACTTTACCTAATGGAGCCATTGTATGGTTTACAAATTCAGGAGCTGGGCATGTAGGTGTTAAAGCGGGAGATTTCGCTATGACCTTACAACAAAATTGGACATCTCATGGATTAGGAGGCCCTATCGTTTTAGCAGATTGCGCCAGTTGGATGGTGTCATCAGGGAGTGGCTTCTTAGGAGCTTGGGTTACAGATAATTAGAAAACAATTAGAAAATAAATTGGTATACCTCTCCCCCACCGGTAGGGGGGAGGCTTAAGCCTTGGTATTATTAAGTTCTTAAATGATAGAAAAATGTGGTATAGGAGGAATAAATAACATGGAAAATATTGTTAATCGTTGTGGATATTGCGGGAAGACTTTTGGAACAGTTGATAATCTTAAGGTACATCAGTTTTGTTGTTATGAAGGTCTAAAATATGAAGGTTTAAAACCTGACAACGTAAAACCGAATCATTACAATAAAGGAAAGAAAGACTTGATAGAAATGTGGTATCAAACAATGCCATTAGAACAATTTAGAGGGACTATGAAGTCAAATATTATTAAATACACCATGAGGTACGAAAACAAAAATAAATTAGAAGATTTAAACAAAGCAATGGAGTATTTAGAAAGGTTGAAAAAATATGAAGAAAAAGAACTTAACAGAAATTGAAATAAAAATAAAAGATGAAAAGTTAAAAAGACATATTGAACTGATAGAAGCTTTTAGAGAAGTGCAAAAACAAGAATTTTATAAAGAGATTGACGAAATATTGAAAAAACCCTAGGTTAATCCTAGGGCTTCTTTTTTATACTCGAACTTCTGTATAAGCTTTTTCAATCATTTTTAATCCGAAGTTATCATGATTGTAAACAGTTTGATTCGTCGATCCTCCGTAACGTTTAATTAAAGCATTCGCTTCATTTACATAAGTCATTGTTGGTAGGTACATGCGTTTATCTCCGCACACAAACCATTGTTCTGTATTTCCGTTCTTTTGTTTTTTCATATAAATAAACATTTTATCATCCTCTTTCTGTGGTTTTGGTAATGGTTTTGGTGATTCTGGTTGTTTTCCGTTAGCCGCTTCTTGAGCCATTCTTACAAGCTTATCAATGTCGATGCCTCCAGGGCATGCTGTAGCAGTGATTTCATTGTGTGCTTTGATAGTGTTTCTGTTAATAGGTAAACCGTAACGTTGGCAAATATCAGCAATTAATTTGGCACTGTTTCTAAGTGTGGCGTCGCTAACGCTCCATGAGGGAGATCCTGAGCTGTTCACGTGTTCTAATCCAATAGAACGATGATTTACATTAGGAATAGTTGGAACGTCACTTCCGCCTGTTCCTCCAGCGTGATAAGCGGTATAGTTTTCACCGACACAACCGATAATCTCATTATCTGTAATTTCATAGTGAGCTGAAGTCCAATTTCCTGATGTGGTATACCATGTAGACATTGCAACATCTTTATTAGTAGTCGCATTGTGGTGAATCACAATATACTCAATTCTACCTTGTCTAGGTTCACAGTACATAGCGTTTGGATTCAAGCTAGTTGTTAATTTTGAATAAGTTTCCATTTATTCACCTCCTTTCGGGTTGTTATCGTAATCATTTTGTACCTTTTCTAAGGCTGACTTTAACCATTTAGGTAAAGTAACACCCATCTCTGTGAGGTTTTCAAAAATCGAAATACCATAAGTAGCTCCAAAGAAGAATAATAAGCTATACCCTAAGAAGTCAACACCTCCTAAGTGACAAAAAATACTTGTCAAAACAATCGTTGCAAATACTGACATGTGTTTCATCATACCAACTAAACCAATTGTTGAATTAGCTTTCTTCGTTACAAAAGCTTTTGTGTAACCTGTGAACATATCACCTAAAATTAATGTACTGATTACTAAGAACCAATAATCATGAGCTAGAAAGTTAATAGCATCTAATAAAGTAATAAATGTAATTTGTTGCATTAAACGTTTCTCCTTTTGTTTTCTAGTGGATTTTGTGTAAATGGATTCTGTTTGTTGTTGAAATGCCAGAAACGAACTCCAACCATCAATAAAGCTTTTAATTGTTCCATATACTGGGTAGGGATACCGTTAATTTTAAACTGACCATCAATTTGTAAATAGTTACAGATCGTCATAGAATGAATATCCTCTACAACACCTTTTTCATTAAATTCAAAACCCATCATACTGTAATATTTTCTAATTTTTTCTACTTCTGCCTCACTGGGAGCTGAAAACTTAACAGTAAAACCAAATATATCATTTTTAATATTAAAGGCTTGACCTCCGTTGCTTGTTGTTAAACTTGGTGAACTTAAAGCAAGATCAGCAAATTCAGCACGTTGTTTGCGGTAGTATTCTGTGTCACTAGCAATCTTACTACCAATGTTAGTTAGTGATAAACCACCGCCCATGAGAGAGTAGGCATCAGTGAATATATTAGTAGCTTTTTCTAATATCGATTGGTTAGGGTCTGCTAAGTTCTTACCAATGTTCTTGACACGACCTGTAGTCGTTTGTGAGTTGTTATAAGCAATAGTGTTGGCATTGTTTGCAAGTGATAATTTATAATTATCAATTAACAATGGAACTTGTGTAAAGTTATTATAAGTTAGTGAATTATTTAAAAATGTTCCAGTAGGTACACCTTTTTCTTCTTCACTACTTGCTTGCCAATATCTTACAAAAATCCTCATTTCATTATGGAAACCAAGCGATTGACGCATTCCAAATTGAAGCCCAGCGTCAGGGATTTGTGCTAAGTCTAAGTTTAAAGATTCTCCAGCCCAATTGTAAACTTCACATGTGTAATAGCCTGCTCTAAAAATGTGTTCTTCATTAGACGGAACTTTTAAAACATACATCAAATCAGATTTTCTGGTGTTCATAGAAATTAAATTCCCCTCCATCGACAATCCACCGTCTGGTAGTTGATAAAGAGTGTCAAAATCTTCGTTGTTTAGTTTTACTTTTATCAATTTAGTTAAGTCAATCATTTCTTTAGGTAATAAAGTAATATCACTAATGTTTTGACCTATCCATGGATAATCTCTCAAAGCAATAGAAAATTTTTGAAAATTTTTAGATTCTACCATATACAAACCTACGGGGCTGACAATTTTATCATATGAACCTCCTTTTGGTAATTTAATAATTGGTTTTTCTAAACTACCAAAGTCAGCCGATAAGTCAACACTAGAACGAATAAGAACAACCAAATCTTTAAATTTATAGTTTTTTTGATATACATACTGTTTAGATGTTGCTTGCAAAATATCACTATTTGTTTTAATTTCTATTAAACGTCTTTGATACATATTTTCTGGTAAATGTTGACGGTTTATTGTAACATTTGAAATACCAGTTAATACTTTGCCTTGTGTAAACGTCATTAATACATCTACAACCACTTGAAACATTGTTACTTTTTCATTTGCATACTGAGTAGTCATTACATAGAAATAGTAATCTTTTCCAGTGAAACCATCTTTAAAGTGACCGTAATTGATACCGTCACAATCCTCATAAGGAATAGGCAAACGCAAAGTAAGCCTATCCTTTACAAGATTGAAATCACCTTCGAAAGATACTTTTTTAAAACCACTCGTGATAAAGAAATAACGTTCTCTTTCTTCATTACTATCAAAATGAATTGTCTCATTTAACGTTGTCATTGGTGTGTCATAAAATAAAGTAATCTTTGAAAGTTTCATCTTAGAAAATCCCTTCTATCCATTTGATTTTAATTGCTGGGTCGTTATTAACAACTGAAAATCCACTCTCGCTTCCCGTAACGCTTTTACAAGCTGTAAATGTTAATTTAGTGTGGGTGCTATCTCCTGTGAATCGACATTCGCCCATCGTCATTGTTTTATCAGCTGTGTCATTTACTAGGTTAGACCATTGGAATGTTGGGTTGTCAACAGCCTCAACAAGTTTCACTTCATTCGTGTAATCTGAGGCAATTCCGAATTTTAGTTGTCTGAAACGTCTAGTAGATACCTTTAAAGGAATTTCAGAACCAACCCCGTAATTTCCTTCAGCTATCCGAGTTGCTTGGTCAATTCGTTTCCATTCTTTGGAGTTATTATTACCACCTCCACCTTTAACAGATGAATGAATATAATAAATAGAACCGTTGTTTGTTTCTACTAAGAAATATGTTTTACGGTTTGCATGTTCGCCTGTAACGTATAACTCACATAAATAACCGTAATCTGGGAAAATATCTGGTAGAGGAACATCACGCCATCCACCATTACCACCGAAAACAGTAGCATATTTTCCGAATGGTACATCCCAAAATGATGGGTATTTAACGTCTAAATAGTTATCTTTTAATAAATGACCTCTTGCTTGTTGTAAGTCTGTTGGTGAAATAAAACCTGGTGTCATTTCTGTCGCTAAGGCGTGACTTTGGTTTTCGTCTCCATCATTATGACTAGCCCATTGTTCTAATAACCACTCAACCGCTTCAGGTGTTTTCATATCTTTTAAATCCATTGTATCTCCTCCTAATAAGTATAATTAACAAAGTCAGTACCGTTACCAACACCACGACAAATTACTTTTCTAGCTGTTGTATCCACTTCAATTCCGTAGAAACTACCCTCTTTATCAGTTCCTTTTTGCCAAGGGTCTTTTTTACCAAAAGCATTAATGAATGCAATCATTTTATATTTACGTGTTTCAGTAATTGCATAATCGATTTCAGAATGAACATGCCCTACAAACACTCCAACCATGTTCCCTTTACCTCGTGTAGCATTGTTAAACTTGATTGTTGGGTTGCTTGTGTTGTCTATTCCGACTAAACTATTGGCTGGGATTGTGTAATCAGTACCGTCTATAAAAGCGTTTAGGGCTTCCTCTACGTTGATACCGTTTAACATTGTTTTAATACCCGTTTCAGCTGTGATAGGTCTGTGAGCTAATAGAATGAAATGTTCATCTGCTTTAACAGTGTTCATGAATTGGCTTAAGGCTAATAATTGAGCACTTGAAATAGCTCCTCCTTGGTAAATATGGTCTGTCTCTTGAAAATTACCATTACCATCGGTTTTTTCACTGAAATCATCCGTATATAAGTAGAACATAGCAATTTTTTTGTCTGGGAATCGAATACCACCGTATAAATTAGAACCCATGGTCTTTTCAATTTCTGCTTTACTTAAAACCATTTGACTACCGTGTCCCGAAGTCCAGTTGTAAGGCACCCCACCTTTGTCATGGTTACCTACAACACCGATTTTAGGAGTTTTACCATATCTCAAAGCTGTATTTGCAAAACGTAGCATATTCTTTTGAGCTGAATACTTAACATCTGATGGGATTTGAGTGTCTAAACCATCACCAATCGAACCACTGTTACTGTCTACGTTATCTCCATTGTGAACCGCTACATCACAAACATTTTCTAACCGTTTGAATTGTTTAAGAACTCGGTAATTGTTGTACTTTTGTACAAAATTATTTTCTGGATATAAATGTAAATCTGTAATGAACGCGATGTTAAATTTTGTAGGGTTTACACTGTTAATTGCTACATTGATATTTCGATATTCTACAGGTACTTTACTTGTGATTTGTTCTGTATCAACGTCAACTGTTACAAGTGTCCCGTCAGGGTCAATATTGTCGACACGTTCGTTTAAGTCAGCTATTTTACCATCTAGCTCTTTCATAACAGCTTCTAAGTCTTTTGAGTACAATCCATCAGGTAAAGCCTTAATAGCGTTTGTAAGCTCTCTTACTTGTGGTTGACGACCTATAGAAAGTAGTTGAGTATATTCAATGTTAGAACTTAATAAAACATCTGCTTTTAATTTAATCACTTGTTCAATGTTATCTTCTGGGTTTAACCCATGTTTCCACTCTCCAAGCTTTGTTAAGTCTACAGTATTTGTATCTTCAACATCAAGTTCTCGCTTATCGAGTTTTTCTAACAATTTAACAAAATTATCTAGTTGTTCATTTAATCCAGCTAAATATTTGTAGTAAGATTCGCTATTGGTGTTAAAGTCACCATGTTGGTATCTTGGATAAATACCGCTAGAATGTGGGAAATTTGTAAAATTCATGTTTTCTCTCCTTTACCATGTTTGTAAGAAACAGCGTCTATCATATTCTTTTAAATATCTGTCCCAAGCACCTGAGAAAGCTTTTAAAGCACTTGCGTCGTAACTCTTGCTGTTGGTGATTGTTGTTTGTTCATTGTTATTTGTTGACTTATCAGCAGATTTTGCTATATTGTTTTCATCACCGTAATCCATTTCAAAAGAATTTAAGTCAAGATTGATTTTATCTTGAGGTAATGTACTTCTTAAGTCTCTGTTTTCTGATAAGCTTTCGTTGCTTCCAGTACCTGTAGTTGTTGATTCTGTTTCGTTATTGTGAATAACAAAGTTTTCGTAATTCTTATAGAGTATCTCTATTTCTTGCTCGTAAGATAATGAAGTATATACAACTTGAGAGGCGAAGTCTTCAACTGTCTGTCTGCCAATCTGCCTATTTAAGAACTTATTGATAAACATTTTTTTAATGAATTTGTCAACTTCTGGTGTTGGGAAAGTGTATCCTGCAAAGAATACTTCTGTGGTGATTTTTTCTACATCTTCATCGTATCGCATTGCTTTTTGAATAAAGCGGAATTTGTTGTTGTCTCCTGTATACTCACCATTATTGAAGAACTCATTCTTCCCTTGTTTCAGGAGTTCCGTTTGTAGGATATCCATTAGGGATATTGTTATTAGACCCACTATTTTCACCACCTATCTTTTCATTTAAAATAGTAAGTTTTGTTACCATTTTATCATTCATAACTGGGTAAACTTTAGCACCGTAACGCTTGTTTAATTTATCCAATCCGTTTTTACGTGATTCAATGTTCACATTACCGTTAGCAGTTTGATAAGCTTCACCTGACGTGCTTTCACTTTCTGTAACACCACTCTCTTTATCAACACCTAACCCACTTAAACCAATCATAGAATTAAGCTCATTTAAGGCATTGGAGTATTCTCTTTTTAGTTCTGTCATTAGAGTTGAAATATTTGAACCGTCAAATGTTTGGATATGTTCGTCTGGGTCAAAAACACCCGTAATGTTAACGAATGGAGCTCCGTTGTAAAGTGATTCAACAATTTGTTCAGCTGTTTGGTCGTTTGGTTCGCCAATAATAAACGTTGTAATTTTAGATTGCATTTTTAAGCTATAACGAGAACAGACAATTTCAGCTAGTTCCATAGCGTAATGTTTGACAATCTCATAATCACTTGTATAATTTAGAATTTTGTTTCTTAGAACAATAAAGTTACCAGTTTGACAATCGTCAATTTCTGTTATTTCCTCCATAATTGGTAATCGATGTTCTTCTGGAATTAACCATTGAATATCTCTACCGTTTAAAGGTTCAGAAATTACAAAGTTTGCGGGGTCTGATACGGTTAGTTTATTTGTTGAAATGCCAAGTAAACGAATAGCTCCGCTTCTTGTTTCACCAATAATACAATCATATCCACCTCTTAAAGCAACTTCTACTTTAAGCCAATCAATTGCAAGTTTCTTGTCACTTAAATCTACATAGGTAATAATTGTAGGTAGAATCTCCAAGTAACGATTGTAGAGAATACGGGCGAACCTATCTCTATGAGTGGTCACCCGTTCCGCTACTTTTAATCGTAACTCTGATTCTAACCCATCACTAAATTGAGGGTTGAACATTTAAATACCTCCTTGTTATGCCTCTGGTAATGGCTCTGGTGTTGCATCTTTTCCTTTTACTAATACTTTGTTATAGAAAGGACTAATTGCTTTCATTGAATAGTAATGAATCCAGTAAGTCACTTCGTCAAATTCAGGGTTGTAGAATGGTGCTTTTAACATTCCTTTAGTAAAACGATTGTAAATGATAGAGTCAACGTCAAGAATCAAAGCCCATAAATCGTTAGATGGTTTGATTTCTTCGAATTGAGCCGCTACTGATGGTAAATATTTGTTAACGTCAAACGTTACTACAGAACCTTCTGGGATAGTTGAGTTTGTTGTTACTTGATAATCTCCTAAAGCTTTAAGAGCTGTTACAACTGCCTCTGTTACTGGAATGTCAGCTTTCGCTCGGAACACTCCACCTAACTCAGGGAATGCGATAATACGATCTGAAAAGTCGATACCGTTGATGTGGTATGTGTTAGCGAGTTTACTGTCAAGTAAACGAGCTTTGATTTTTGTTGTTGTTAGAATCATCAATTTAGACATGTCTGAAACTGTAGTATAACGACCAATAGCGCCACCTGAGGCCTTAGGAGCTTCGTTGTATTTGTCTTGGTTTGTTTGTAAGTTCATCATTTGTTCAGCGATTTGTTCGAACATACCTTCTAAGTTATCTACCTCAATTTTTTGAGAATCAGATAATTGGTTCTCTGCATAGTCTACTAACATACCTTTGATTTGACGTTCTTCGTCAACGTTGATATCAGAGATTTTTTTCTTATAAACGGCAATAGCATATTTCACACCGTCTTTTAATGTTAACCAGTTTTGGCGAACATCGTTATTATTTAATGTAAATTTAACTTTACGAACAATACCAGGTCCGTATAATTTAGTAATCATTTCAGGATAGTTGCGTTTCAACATTAACAGTTCATCTTTCGATAAATCCATGTTTGTTGGGATAGTGTCCTTGATTACGTATTCCTCACTGTATTGACCGACAAAGTCAACTTCTTGAGCTAACCAGTCAAATGAATTTCCTAAAGCTACTTGAATTAAACGAGTTTCATTAAGCTTAGGGAATAAGAATTTGTTAATGAATGTTTCGAATTGCGTGCCTACTGAAGTCCAGTTTTGTCCTAGAGTCCAAGCTTCACCAAATTCATGGTTGTAGTTGTCTAAGGCTGTTTTTACGTCAGCCGCTAATAAGTTAGCCGCCGCTTTCTTAGTTGTTGCCATATTATTCCTCTCCTCCTAGATTGTGTAGTTTTTGCTCATATTCATCTTGTGATTGTGGTGCAATTGACATTGAAGCAGATAACTGTTGTTTCATGCTGAATTTAGAATCAGTACCAGCTTCTGGTGTTGTCATTTTTGATTCGTGAGAACGTTCTAAATCTGTTGCGCTCATTTTTTAGCACTCTCCTTTAATTTCTTTTTAAGTTTTAATAATGCCAGTTTTTGGCTAGGTTTTAACATTTGTTGCACTTTCATAGTGTAACCTCCTATAAGTCTAGTAACTCAGCGATTTCTTCAGCGTCTTCATCTACTGGTTCACCTTGTTCTGAATCAGCTCCGATTACTTCCATTTCATCGCTTAAGTCTGCTTCTTCCTCTACGGTGTCTGCTGTTTGGATTGTTGGTTTTGCTAAGCCTTCGATAGATTGTTGAATAGCTTTCAATAAATCCATGACCTCTAACATTGATGGTTCTGGTGTTACATCTGGAATATCAGACGGTTCTTCTGTAGGTGTTTCGGCTACTGGCTCGACAACAGTTTCTACTGATTCATCTGGTGTTGCTTCTGTGTCAACAACTTCCTCATTGATTTTCTCTGCCATGATTTCACCTCGTTTCATAATATAATAAAATAGTCAAGGGTTTTATCTTCGTTAGTTAGTGTGAATCATTGTCACCTCTTTTGTCATTCCCTCGACTACTATTATAGTTTATCATCAAATTCTAATAATGTCAA